GCGAAGTATGCTGTTTCTGTCGTTTCTCTCATTGACGCTGTTCTGGAAATTATTGTGAATCAAGGAGTGTTGGATATACGAATGCTTAAACCAATTTTGAGAATTGTGGGCATTAATTTTGATGATATAGAATACTATTACAATGAAGCTATTCATTGCATACTGGAGTTTCAAAAACTGAACGATATGTCAAACAATGCTATTTCAGATATATCAAAATCTAAATTAACAAGTACTATAAAAAATGTATTGAACTAAAAAGAATTTAAAAACAAATTCTGTTGATAGAATAAGTCATTCGCCATAGTAGCTTAGCTGGTAGAGCATTTGCCTTGTAAGCAAAAGGTCTGTGGTTCAATTCCACATTATGGCTTCTTTTTAAATGCCTTGATAGCTCAATCGGTAGAGCGTTCGGCTGTTAACCGAAAGGTCGGAGGTTCAATCCCTCCTTGGGGCGTTTATATGTAAAATACATGTAATTTTACATATAAACCACATTCAATTTAAATTATTAGAAAAATTGAATTTTAAGTACGCATAAATACAGAAAATCATATTTCAAAACTACCATCTATATCATGGATTATCTGAAACAAAAGCATCCACATGACCGCGATCAGTATATTGATTTCGAAGAAGAATCTCATACTTATACGATCACACATCCAAATGTTATTGATCCTTCGGCTTTCACTTCTGTGACAACATGGATTCATACGTTATTCAGTTCATTTGATGCCGACAAAATAATCGAAAAGATGAAAAATAGTAAAAATTGGTCAAAGTCCAAATACTTTGGGAAAACAGATGATGAAATTAAAACAGAATGGGATAATAATCGTGACACAGCAGCTGCACTGGGAACAAAAATGCATTTACATATTGAACAATTTTATAACCAAATACTGGTCAACGATGATAGTATCGAATACACATATTTTCAGCTATTCGAATCACAACGATTAGCAAATCCAGATGAAAAAGATTGGATTCCTTTTCGTACAGAATGGACTATATTTGATGAGGATTATTTGTTAGCTGGTTCTGTGGATATGATATTTGAAGATCCAAAAACCAATACATTAAAAATATTCGACTGGAAACGATGCAAACAAATAGTAACATCTAACCCATGGCAAAAATTTGCAATTGTAGAATGTATAAACGGTATTCCGGATACTAATTTCTGGCACTATGCTTTACAGCTGAATATTTATCGTACCATTATAGAATCTAAATACCAAAAGAAAGTCGATTTACTTTGCCTTGTGTGTTTGCATCCAGAAAACAAAAACAACTCTTATATTCGTATTAAAGTTCCATTGCTTCCATCTGATATGTCTGTATTGTTGATGCATCGGAAAGCACAAATCGAAACTTCATCACCAAAAAAAAACAAAGAATGTATATAGCATAACAATACAGAGATTTGTAATATGAACAATAAAATTGTTATCCATTCGTAATGAGATTTATTGATTTTTTTTCGTGGCTTGTCGAAATGCTGCCCAAGTCACAATTTCAGTAGAATCGTATTTTGGTTTCGACTTGGATGTTCCCGTTACTATGTCGTAGTCATCTATACCTCCAACACATTTAATAGACAATTTGGGCAACTTTTGGATTTGTGCATCTTCTTTTGATTTTTCTATGGTTTTCGGGGGTTCTTTTTTGGATTGTTTAAATAAAAATAGATCTTGATCTTCTTTACTTATCTGAATAGTATTCCGTGAAACATCGTTGTCTTTTTCGACATGAAATCCCCGTATATATAGAATAGGGCAATTAAAAACAAGACAATATTTTCGAGCAACAACACAAAGTACTTCATATGAAATTCCAGAACTTCCCCAATAATGAAACTCGTTATTTTCGTCATCGTATTTTAAAAATATACCTCCATTAGGCGTGTATTCATGGACAGTGCTAAGAGAACGAGTATTCATTCGTTGGTTCTCTTCATAATTGCCACTGATATCGATTGGATATCGATCTTTGTATTTCATTAAAGGTTTTTGTATTTCTGGCTTATCCGTTGTTTTGAAATACGACGCATAAACAAAAGCACATCCAATATACCCTAATGTCAAACCGGCTCCTATAATTACAATACAAGAAATTGTATCTTGCACAACATTCATAATGTAGATATACAGTGTGTATGATTATGTTTTTAAATCTGTATACCATTTTAAATCTACAATTCATATTCTATTTTTCTTAAACATACTTGTATATCGGTCATGTAACTATCGCATTTGTGGACAGGATCTTCTGTTGAAATTTCACGAATACAACAATTGTATATATCTATTTCTTTTTTACATATTTTGAATTTATCGTTCTTGTTTCTTTTCAGCACATGCATGGGATCGATAATATTGGAAGATGTTGTTGTGTTATGTTGAAATGACATTGTCGAAAAATATATATTAAATAATGTAATAATAAAGCTTTATTTTAAATGTTTTATACAGATATATTACATGAAACTATCATTCAAAGAAAAATTTACATACGATGAAAGAGTCAACGAGTGTGCAGATATGCTAGACCGATATCCTGACAAGGTTTGCATCATCGTAGAAAGGTCTACTAGCGCTTCGTCTAGTACACCGTATTTACATAAACGCAAATTTCTGGCTGCAAAAGACATGTCCCTTTTTGAATTTTTAATTGTCATCAGAAATCGTTTCAATATTCACGACACACAGACAATCTTATTTTTCGTAAATGATACAACTCTTCTCCCACAGACAACTGTTATTTCAGATATTTATCATCAATATAGAGACCATGACGGATTCGTGTATCTCACATATTCAACTGAAAATACTTTCGGATAATCGGACCCGATTGTAACGAGAAAGGACATAGTCTTGTTGATGTGGAGCTAAACCGAAAAGTTGACATAAATATTTATCATCTATGGCTTCTTTGAGAGAAATGTCTTTTGAGACTTTAAAAATATTAGGAATATACTCAAACGCATATTTTTCTAGAAACTGCATCCTATAACGTGTCTCATCAAACACATATTGTATGAGGGCAGATGATAGATATGCTTGAATAATTTTCATTTCTCTCGAATTAAATTGATCTTGTTCTAAAATGTAATTATCTCTATGGCTAATACCAAATGATCCAGATACATCATAATAGGGTATTCCATACATTTTATGCGCAAGAATTAACTTTGGTTTATCTTGGAAAGGGAATGGACTTGTAGAATACACATATTGCAATTGCGGTCCATTATTAGAATATACACATGTTTTGACACCAGTATAACAAAATTCGTAATCGGTATGTTCGTGGATAGAATAAAGGACATTTTTAGTTGGATTCGATTTTTGAATATGAAATGTTCCATATTTTCGAGAGAAACGCATAAGTTTTGAAGCAATACTCGGCGATCTAGTAGGAACAGATTCTCCAACGAAGTGCATATATTCTACATATTGATTTTCGACCAAATCATATATCTGGAAAAATGATGAATTATTTGGTCGATTTTGCAGCACAAATATTGTTATTGGTGTTTGGGCTTGACCTCGAAACCAATGTTTTGTCTCTAAACTTGTAAATGATCGCAATTTGAGAATGGTATATTGAGGACTGAATAAGGTTTTATACACACCAGCTCTATCAGGCTTTAACCAAATTGAAGGAACCACCATACACATTATACCATCCTTTTTTAGCAATGATAATGCGTGATATATGAATTTTGGCCAAATTGTTTCGCCATCCTTTTTTTTCTTTTTAGTTGTATTAGTGGGTACTTTTTTGATACCACGCGTGTTGTATGGCGGATTACCTATAATCACATTGTACTTTGTAACCTTTGAAGTTTCTAGAAAGTTCGAAATGTGGATATTGGACAGTGGAAATTTTTTTTGTAATGTTGATGCATGTAATTCATTTATCTCGTACATGTGTAAACAATCAGGTGAAACAGAATGCGGTAAGCGACGCAACAGTGCTTCAAAAAAATATCCTCGTCCTGCAGCTGGATCTAACCACTGATAGTTTGGGTTAGTGTATACTGATTCTGGTAGCATTTTCAACATGAGTTGAATGAATTCCAGTGATGTGTGAACTTCACCAAAATCGGATTTACGCTCATTTGATGTTGTTAAGTCTTGCACAAAATATTGCATAAAGTAAGCGTCTATTACATTTACATTAGGCGATATTTTGAGACGTTTGACTTATTGAATCATTATTTTATTGCATGGATTTAAATATTTGAATTATATATATATATATCATATATAGCAACATGAAGTTTTTGAATTTGTTTAGATCTGAAGAACCACTTACAGTAGAATCCAATGTACCAGATGATTCTATATTTGATTATACTTCGTTATCGATGCCTCGTGAAAATAAGCTAGAAACATTACAAGAAATTCATCAAGACGCTGAATATGTAGAGGAAAATTCTAATTTTGAATATTCTAGCTCTCTCTTAGAAAGTATATCTTTCAATATGTACAGTGAAAGTACTCAAAATGAGATTAAAAAAAAAATCGATAATACAAAGAATGCTGTATTCAAGGTGTGGTCAAAAGTGAAAGATGCTTATCATTTTGTTGCAGAATTGAATGAAGAATATATTGCTAAAGAATTAGAATTGTCTAAATCACAGACTGACAAACATGACGGGAACTATTATTCAAATGTTGGATTGGATACATCCATTTGAGGTGAAGATTCATCGTATTCTGTAGTAGAGTAGTATTTGATAACCTTTTGAAAAATTAAACGACCAATTTGTAATTGATTTGTTTTCCAAATTGAAATTGCGATCGCGATTGATGTAATCTTTCCATTGAAACGATTGTAGTTTTTGGTATGATCCTCCATCAAAACCATATTCTTTTTGGTGAATTGTCAAAAAACATATGAAGTGTTCTTCATTGGATATTACAATGCTGTCCAAGCGCCAAAGACGATTTCTAGAATCTCGAATTTCCAATGGTTTTTCCACATGTTCCTTATCTAGGTCTAAATGCACTGCTAAGATATCTTGACGAATAGGAAGTTTTCCTTTTTTCAATTTTTCAAATGTATCTGAAAATACATCTACTAAATGCACATTTCTATTTTTTTCATTTAGTAGATATTGAATCATAACTGAGTATGCTACTAGAGGATTGCCATATTCTCCAACATTAGTGACTTCTTCTACTTGATATGTAGAAGGGTAATATTTTGCGAGAGAACTTATAAGTTGATTTGTATCCTTCAGTAGATAATAATCGTCTTTGACTCCATTCATTGACGCTTGTATTGTGGTATTTAATTGCAAGAAAACATGTTTCAATGAATCGCTTATCTGGGATCCATCCATGCGTGTACCCATAATCATGCACTGACGCAACATTTTTGTAAATTTGTAGCCTTTGTCACTGATGAAAAAACACATAAACATTGTATTGAACCAACAATTAGACAATTTTTGCTGTGGAGCTGTAATTTTTCTTGCTATTCTTTTGCGATTTAGTAAACGCAGCATTTGTTGTTTGGCGGGTTTAGAATAAATAGACATGCATGTATATTTGTATTCTTTTACGCGAATCTCATCATTCTTACAGCTATGAAAATCGGTTCGTTTTGTAAGTGTATTTTCGTGTGTTATATATTTGTTCATGAAAGGTGAATAAGAATTAGACAATGATGGTTTGAATGGTTTTCTTTTTGTTTTTTGTATTGGTTTCTGATTAAATTTAGAACGATTTACACGCATATGTTTATGTGTTTGTTTTTTTTGTTTGGATTTTATGTTTTGTTTCTTTTTGGTTTTTTGCTTCGCCATTATATTAAAACTCGAAAATATAATAAAACAATCTTATTATATTTTCATAATTCATTTGACTTATTGACAAAATGAAACATAAAATTCATTTTGATAGATTTCTTAATTGGGTAATTGTATCCGAATTAAACACCGAAAAGTTGTCTCTCATGCAACGATACGATTTTAATAATGGATATGGTGAAAATAAACTGTTGACTCATATTCGCATTTTATGCAGAACACTTATTTCTGAATCGGGACATAAATCGTTGACACTTGCAATGTTTAAGAAAATCGCCAAGTCTTATGATAATATAGCGGACAATGATGTTATTCTGTTGTATAAAATTCTCGCACAAGACTCCAAACAAATATCTTTACGTATGATGTGCTATTTTTGTATAAACCTCAATATGCATTCGCTTGAGAATATCATGCAAACTTTGTATAAAAGCGATTCAACCCATTGTGTAACATACGATATTAATCCAGTTCCCAATGTAAATATATTTCAGTCTCTACATGTAGACATACCCAATACGACAGAAAATAGTATTTCTATACACAATTACGATTCGTCCAGAACACCTCCACCAACCCCCACTGACTCATACAAACAAAACACAGCAATAGCTGAAATGAGATCAAGATATAAACGAAAAACAAAAGTAAACAACGCAAGATTGCGCAACAAAAGTACATCACAATCATATTTGAATCAATTCTTAATCTGGATGGGATGTAAATCTAATAAAAAAGATTAGCTGTATCATTTCTAATTATTATATAAGTGTTTTAATTCTTGTAATACCATGCAATATTTTTAAAAAATTGAATTAATACAGACACGCATACTCACGTTTCAAAACATATTTCAAATGAACGCGTATGAATGTACTTATTGCGCTAAAAAATATGTGAGAAAACATTCTTTCGATAAACATTATTTATTGTGTAAAAATTTATCATATGTCCGAACACGACAAGATATTCAACCTGTTTCTACTGATGCAACTGATACAACAGATTTCGAAAAAGAAATCGAAATACCTTCACCTCTTCATATGTATCAACTATTACTTACTGTGTTGAAAAGACAAGATGGTATTATTCAAGATATCAAGAAACTGAAGCAAGGTCAAGATGTACAAATGAAAAAATTGGATATTGTAGTATGGTTACAACAAACATGTACGCTTCAACATACATTCCTCTCTTGGATAGATGAATGTATAGCTAGGATTTCTGCAGATGAAGCTTCTCTTGTATTAGACAACATATTTGAAGAGAAAAATATACAAGTTGGTGTTGGTGACATATTTGTGCGTATTTTTGGACAGCAACAACGGAACAAAATACCAGTGCAATGTTTCACCCATAAAAATGAACTTTACATTTATGAATGCTTGGATAATTCAGAGGACGAAACCTGGATGATATGTACCAACGAACAATTAAAATTATTGTTGAAAAAAATACATAATTGCATTATACGATGGTTTTTACATTGGAGTGATCAACAGCAAAATATAATTATGTCTGATTTGCGCTTTTATGAACAAGTATATGTACCACGACAAAATATCATTACTAGTAATAATGTATCCATGACATTTATCAAAGATAAAATATATCATTTAATTGTACAGAATTCGAATACTATTGTAGCTTATACACCGAGTACCTAATAAAAAAAAAGTTATATACAAAATAAACTATTTACATGAAGTTATTTAATTTAATTATATACACATTGTATTTTGGATTGTTGTTTTTCAGTGGATCTTAGATATTATGTCGATAATACGATTCGACGAAGATTCTCAAGGTGTTTTATTTTCCATTCATCATGTGTGTGCTTTTGCTGTTTTTTGAATAAATTGGCTCGACATAATGGACAATCACTTTTTTCCTTACTATGCTTCAAAATACATTCCAAACAAAATGCATGTCCGCATAGTGTCACAGCCATATTACATTTGTTTGAGTATTCTTCAAAACAAATACAACATGTATCATTCGAATCGGTGTTCGATCCAATAACGCTTTTCATATTCGTTTCTCTCTTTTGTTGCACTCGAATGGTTGTATTTACTTTGTGTAAATGTTCTATATTGGATGATTCACATCTGCCACACAATATATTATTTACCTGTGCCTTTTTACCTTCAACATCTGTCACATCTGTTAATGTTTTGTAGGGAATGGTGACCAATACGCAATCGTAGCAGAATACTGAACTTTTGCTCAGTTCAACATCTTTCAAGAAAGGACAACTTCGGCGTGTATGTCCTGGAAATTCACATATGGAACATTTTCTTGGCATACTTTTCTTGGATAATTTCTAATTTTTAATCGTTTTTAGAACTTGGAATTTCTCAAAAATCCAATTCAATTTTGTCAGTTTTGGACATTTGCAAAAC